GCTGGTCTTGCAACCTTTTCAACTAAAGAAACTGAGTTAGCCCAAGAAGCACCACTTGTTTGTGTTGAATATCTTATTTGATAATAAGCTAAATCTAAGTCTGTAATTTGTTGCCAAGATAAATGTGCATCTCCACCAATGATGTTACATGAAAAATCTGTTACATCAGAAGGTGGTGCAATTCCACCAACGATAGTTCTTGTTGCAGAAGTATAAGTAGATGAAACTCCCAATGTATTAAATGCTCTAACTCTTACGTTATAAACAAATCCATCTTTTACGTTTAATATTCTATGAAATAATCCTGTAACCTGACCAGATATAAGATAGTCTGTATCTGTACTTAGTTTGTATTCTACTTGGTAGTAATCTACAAAGTTATCTAATGATGCACCAATCGTTACATCTAAAGCAGTAATAACAACTCCGTCTGAGTATTCTATTAATTGGTCATCTAAAGTAACTGATACTGGTGCTGTAACAGAAAAAGGATTAGGAAGTATTGTATCAGCTATTGTAGTTGCTTCGCTTTTTTCTTCCCAAGTGTAAAAATTATCTTGATGTTCTTCTAATCCAAGAGTTACTGTTGAATCCGAATTAATAGCTAAAGACATTACTCTAAAAGGTTTAGCACTAAAACCTGCTGTATCGTATGTAGCTGTTACTATATCTCCAATAGATAAGTTAAGTGCTTCTGATGTAACTGTTACTTCTGCTTTTAAATTGTTTCTTGATCTCTTTAATATGTTTTCGCAAATTTCTTCAGCTTGATATGGAGAAGTTACTTGTAACATATCAAAACTTCTCTCTAATAAAGTATTGTTATCATCACTTAACATTGTTGCGTGTTGATCTTCTACTGGTAATGCTGAATCATCAAATGGTGGAAAAGAAACTGTATCTGATTGATAATCTTTTTCTGGGTTTGTAAATGTTCCTATAACTCGGTTATACTTTTCAGATTTACTTTCACCTTGTAATTTAACTTCGCTTACAACATTATCTTTAGTTAATAGTAATTGTGAACTTCCTGAACCTTCAATAATGATTTTGTATTTACCTTGTGTGTAATTAAAGATTGCTCTCATTGGTACTAAAAGTTCTCTTACATTCTCTAATACTTTTTTTTCACTATCTATAACTGCATTTGTTTCAAATAAGTTAATATCGCTTACTGCACCAGAATAAGGAGTTACTTGTGTGTCGCAAGTATTTGCAGAAGTTTTAAATGTATCATAATTAGTTTCAAAGGCATCATTGGGTAATCCTTTTCCATATCTGCTATTTCTTAAATAATCTAAAAGAACTAATGATGAGTTTGCAGAATAAGCCCAAGTAGAAGCTGTGTCTTGTCTATGTGAACCAGAACCACCTTTAGTAGAATCTAATCTAGGGTCATAAATCTTTTTACCTCTAACTGTTACTCTAACTTCAGGTAAACCATTAAAAGCATCTTGATTCCATTTAAACCTTAAAGCAACATAAGCAAGACCAGATAGTTTATGATCTGATGTCCAGTTAGTTGTTTCATCAAGTAAAGAAGAAGCTGATTGATTGTCTAATCCAAAAAATGATTGAATAGATATTAAAGATTCTCCACCTTTATAATAGTTGGCATCTCCACTAGATACTCCTCTTATAGTTCCATCAGTTAATGAACCATCAAATGTTACTAGTTTATCATCAACGTAAACTTCATCTATTGCAGTTATTCCTGCACCACCACCTTCGCATAATACTCCTGCTACATAAAGATATTGATTATCAGCACCAGAACTTTCAACAAATACTCTGGTTAATCCTACTTGTCTTTTTCCATAAACAATAGGAATAGGATTGTTGTTGGAATCTTTATTTACTAATGTTCCTTTTGCTTCGTCTTGTGAAGATTGTCTAGGTGCTTTTGGTTTAGGTGCAATTATATAACTTATCGCAGTAGTTATTATTGTAGTTATAATTGCTGTTACTATTGCTTCACCCATTTATATATGAAACTCCCTTTTGTATTTTTCTGATCTTCTATAAATTTGAAAGTCTTTGTCTGCTCTAATCCATTTAACAGATTCATTAACTTCAATTTTATCTCTAAAATAATCTTTAACCCACTTCATAATTTCTTTAGCATTACTTTTAGCTACAACTTGCATAACCCAAATATTATCTCCACAATTCCATTCATTAGGTTTTAGTTTTCCAATAAGTTTAAATCTTTGTTCAACATTATCGCTAAGATAAGCCCAATTAGTAAATCCCACATCTTCACTTCCTATTCTGTGAATTTGATATTGGTCTAAGTTTACTGATGGAGTAATCATTTCTGTTAATTGTTTATAAGTAAATTTGTCATATTGTTTAAACTGTCTATAAAGATGTATAATTCTATACAAGTCATTCATTAAGCTGAACCCCACTTAATCTTTTGTGCTGTCTTACTTGCAAACTCCATACCTTTATCATTAGGAAAATAAAGCTTCTGTGAGTTCTCAGCAGTTCTTCTTCCTGAAGTCTTTTCAAAATCTGCCCAATGAGAAGTTATAATTACATTGATTGAAGATGTAGTAGCATTTTCTTCAAGAGCAAAGTTAGATATTCTTCCATCAAATAAAAGAAATGGGTCAGCTATTAGTGCCTGACTATCATTTAAAAAACCTCTATAAATTTTTGCAGGTTTGTTCATGTAGTTGTTGTTTAGTAATAAAGAAATTATTGTTGTATCTGCACCTGAGAATTTAAGTGTTAATGAGTTTACTGCAACATCAGCAGTTTCTTGAACTTCAGAACTACCTAAGAATAATGATGAAGCTGTATAAGTGTTTCCGTCAAAGGTTAAATCTTTATAATGATCTGTGTAATATGTTCCTGTGCCGATTCCTAAATAAATAAGTTCTACTGGATTAAGTTTATTAGTTGCTATCTCGGCAATTACTCCAGCAGTTAATGATCTTGTCATTACAGTACCTCTATTAAATCAATTTCGTATTGGAAATAGTTTTCTGTACCGATAGTAAATTCTTGAATATCTCCTGTAAGTCCAACTGTAAAATCTACATTGTCATAAATGATTACTGCATTGTCAGCTACGTTTGCTCTTAATGGTGGTTCAAAAGTTAATGTTCCTGCACCAGAACCATTAGATGATACATCAGCTACACACATATAAACTTTTGCTTGTCCAGTAAATCTAAAGAAGTCTCCAGCTTTAAGTACACCAGTTAAATTATTTCCCATGCCATCTATTGAGCATGAAGTAACACCAGCACTAATAGCACCAGCAACAGATATAACTGTACTAGCAGAACCTTGTGCATCATCAATAGTTGGTGGAGTATATTGGAATGATTCCATTTGTGATCTTTGTTTCATTATAAAAGCAAGTATAGGTGCAAATTGGCTTCTAGTCATAACTGGAAATCTAAGTCTTAATCTAAATTTCTGTCCATCAATTTGTCTTGCTTGTCGTCTGCCAGATGCAGTTGTAGTTACAATAGTATTTTGATTTGTGCTTATAGCTACATCTCTAGGTGCTGGACTTGCTGGGAATGTGCCACTCATACAATATTAGACTTTCCTTTTTGATTAGCACCTTGATTAACTAAGTTAATTATAGTTGCTCTATTATCAATTAATAATTCTTTAATACCTCTAACATCATTTGCTTGAATATTAAATGTTATATTCATTCCATTACCCATATCGTGATTAGGAATAATAGTTCCATTTGTATTTGGTACAAATAATTCTCTACCACGTTCTCCAACTGTAATTGGCATACCACCTCTAACAGAACCACCTTCTGCCATTCCTACATAAGTATCTGGTATTCCACCAATGTCAGGATTAAATCCACCACCACCACTAAATAAACTAGTTCCAAAACTTAATAACGAACTAAAAAAACCACCACCACTATCACCACCGATAGCTTGTCGTTGTGCTAATAAAGCATTTTGTTTTGAAATTTCTAGTGTTTGTAATTTTAGACCAGCTAATTTTAATCCTTCTCTAATTAATATTTCAATTTGAGTTGCTAGTATATTTACTAAAGCATTTTGTACTG